GGCCTCGCCTGGCACCGCGTTAAAAGCTGCACCCTCAATAATGCATTGGTAGGTAGTGCCACGAAAAGCAACGCTTACTTGCGCGCCCACACAAGTGCCAATTTCCAGAGAACCACCGCTAGTGGCCAAGTTCCAGAGCTTGAAAGAATTCTGAGCGTTAGCCAAACACGAAAAGGACGAAATAGCCAACGGAGCAGACGTAAAATTATTTAGCAAATAGTTGGCGTAATCCGTGGCCTGCCCCGTTGAATCGTTAAGCGTGTTTACGGTATATGTGCGAAATGGTTTAACGCCTGTTTGCACGGTCTGAGCTGCAAAAGACTCTGGGTCAACAGTCACTTGGCTATAAAAATTGTCGGCGTAACTAGCAAACTCAATGTTGTCGTACACTTGAAAACTGGCGTTATTTGTGGTGTCGCTAAAGTTAATGTTTGCTACTTGTGCGCCAAATGGCGAAAACAAAGAAACCCCGTTAAAGGCCTCGCGCATACGTCCGTTAGTTGTTATACAGGCGCTATTTATCCAGTCTCCCCAAGTCCCGCTTACGGTTGTTGCTGCCATGGCTGGGCCGGTGCCGGTGCTTGCATACGAAATGGTAAGACCGCTAGCTGTGCTTGCTGCTGTAGTTTGCGCCGAAATAGTTGCAGCTGTCATGGCGTAGTTTTCGCCACTAGCTCTACCACATCGCGCTAGATAGCCCTCAAGACTAATAGTCATAAAGTCGGCGTTACCGACGCCACCCGCATACGGTATGCCGTACGTCATTTGCACATTGGAAATGCTTGCAGAAAACTGGCTGCGGAAAATACCGCCGTCGTCCCATGTCACTTTAACAACTGAGCCAGGTTTTATTACCGAGTTAGGGGCTGTTGGTTGACGCACAACTATAGTGCCGCTAAGGCTTGCGTACTGGTCTAATTGTCGTTCACGGCCAGTCTTAAAGTAAATACTCTGTACGTTGCTCAAAGTAACGGCTGGCGTACCAGACGCGCCCTCTACGTCAACTTGAAAACTTTGTACGGCCATTAGTACGCATTACTTACTCTGATAGGCACACTGCCATTCGTTCTCATATAACTGCGTAACGCGCTTACTACTGCGTTTGGGTCTCCACCATTCACGTTAATAGTCACATTAGAAGTAGTTACACGGCTACCGTCCATGTTTGGGGTCGCATTAATACTGCCTAAAACTGGCCCAAATGGGTTGAGTGTTGGTGTTGGGGCTGAACCGCCACCAAATACAGCACCCAGGCCGGCGTCTAGTTGTTCGCCGACTAAAGCAACACTAGCTGGGTCTAAAGCAAACTTCAACAGAAACTCGGTGTTTTCAATAACACTATTAACGCCGTTAACTATCTGTTGCGCTTGGTCAATACCCGACTTGTACCACTTTTCGGCCGTCAACTTGGCTATACGGTCGGCAGCTGCGTTAATTGTTGACGAAATACCTACCAGTCGGTCTATAGACGCTTTTCCGCCGGCAAGTAAACCTTTAATAATTTCTAACCCAACGTCTGCACCACTCGCCAAAATGGACTGCAATAAGGCCGGGTCATCTAAACCAGCTTCTATAAGTTTTTCTATGCCGGTCGCAAGTTCGCTAGCCTTGGCGGCTTGTTCGTCAAGTACTCCAAAAAAAGTTTTTGCGCCCTCGCTGTCGGCTGCTGTTGTCCATGCGTCGCCAACGTTAAATATGCCGCGCACGACGTCACGGGTTGCATTGTAGAAGTTGTTGTAAGTATCGGTTGCGTCTGTAAGTTGTTTATTTGCGCGCATTAAAGCCGGGCTGAACTGGTCTTTAACTGTCTGTACTGCGTTGTCGTATGCGTCTTTAAGTTGACGTACCGACTCGGCGTGTTTAGCGTTCGCAGCTGCCGCGCGTTTAGCGGCTTCGCTGGCCTTGTTGGTGCTGGCCGTGTTCTTGGCTATTTCGGCGTTGGCTAGGCGTTGTTGTTCAATGTCTACGGCTTTTTGGTAGTTTGCGCGTTTCTGGTCTTGGTCAAGTTGCAGTATGGTTTCTGACCATGCGCGAGTGTTGGCATAAGCGAGCGCTAAACCCTCATTGGTTTTGTCTAAGTCGGTTTGTAGTTTGCCCAGACGGAAACTGTTACCCGTTATCGCGCTGCCTAAGTTAATTATGCTTGAGCCAAAGTTAGCGACGTTAAAACCAACCTGCTTTAGTTTGGCTCCAAAACCGTCGGTTTCTTTTGTGTTCTTTTGTAGTACGTCTAAAACTGCTTGGGCCGGGTCAACGAAACGGCGTAGACGGCTACCGACTTCACCTATTACGCCGCCTAAACCGCGCTCGTCCATAATCGTTATGAGCTTGTCTACCTCGTCCAGCATTTTGCCCAGATACGGTAAAACGCGGTAACCGATAGCTTCTACCATTTCGTCAAAACGTATTTTAAGAATTGCTAAACGGCCGGCGTAAGTGTTGGCGTTTGCAGCTGCCGCGCCACCAAACTGTGCGCTCAGTGCCTCTTGGGCAGCCTTAAAATCTTTTGTTTTAATAATGTTCTCATCTAACGGAATACCCAACTTTTTTAGAGCTGTAAAGTTGCCGCCGTATGCGCGTCCGATTGCATTAGAAACTGTGGTTAAATCTTTTCCCGTGGCTATTGACGCGTCAACACTCAAAGTTAAAAGGTCTTGGGCTTTGGTGGCATCTCCCGTATATCTCACTAAACCCGCTAGAGCCGGCCTCAACTCGTCGTCGGCCACCCCAGAGGCTAATTGAGTCTGGTCAACAAAATCGGCGACACTATCGGCAAGTGCCTGGTTAGGCCCGAGAGTTGCGCGTAGTTGAGTCTCCAAAAGTTTGGTACTTTGCTCATCTGCGATAGCGGCTTTCGCTGCCATAGCCAAACCGCCGGCAAGTGCTGTAACCGCGCCGGCTGCGGGAACCATAGCGTTTTTAAGTAGAAACCCGCTTTTTGCACCAAAACCCTGCAAACTCTGGAATTCTTTTTTTGCGCTGTCAAAACCTTTTGTATTAAGGCTTGAAATTATGGGAATGTTAATAGCCATGGTTAGCGCGTCCTAGTCGTTACAAGGTTACGGTTAACAATAGTCATAACGCGTTCAACTATCTTGCCTACCTCGTCCTCAACGGCTGGTAGAACGCTCATTGCAGCGGGTTCCAGAATGCGGGGTTGAGTTGCGGGGCCAACGTGGTTTCCCTCGTTTATGAGGTTTGCAACAAACTGTCCGCCGCCTCTAATGCCGGCATGGTCGTAAATGGCCCCTGCAACGTCTTTTTGTTGTAGTACCAACAACTGGTATTGGGTGGCCTTAAAATCGGCTGTACGACCGTTAGAGAACCTCACTATTCGGGCGCGCTGTCCACGTTTGCCCACAACCGTACGAATACCTCGCAGAACGCGGTCTCGTGACCAGCCCGTACCGTCGCGACCCTTAATCATGTTGCCGTTGACCATACGAGACAATGGCGGTTGAACTGGGACAAAAGAACGCGCAGCTACTTTAAGACGTTCGCCCGCGCCTTTTTGGATATCTTTAGTAATTTGGCGACGTAAGTCGCGGTCAAATTTGTTTATTTCGGTTAAGGCCTCTTGGATACCGTAAACTTGATATGACGCACTAGCGGGCATTTTGTTTTCTTTGCCTTTCTAGAACATCTACAACGGTGGCTAAGTCTGGTAACTCAAAGTCTACACTCGGGGGCCACCAGCCACATTGCAATAAAAGTTCTGCTAGTTGTCGCCGGACGGTTCCGGCTGGGTAAAAGTTGCCGGTTCGTTGTCCACAATTTCTAGGTTTTCAATGCTGTTTATGAACTGGTCAAGTGTCGCGGGGACGATGACGCCGGCGCGTTGGCTGGCTTCATAGGCCATAAACGCTAAATCTTCCATACCAATGCCGCTGCCTAGGTCACTTGCGCGACGCTTAAAACGTCGTTCCCAAGCGACAATAACGCCTAGGCTGGTGGTCACCTCGTAGGCGTCCTCGTTTTGACGTTGTACTTTTAGCCTTAACTGCATGTCGGGCTACCTTTCGGGTTAGTTGTTATCAG